AAGACGAGTAAACAACCACCATATATAAGTAAATATAATCAAAATATATTAATCCTCTACTTTATCGGTAGATGATAGAGTTTCTGAGATAATTTGTTTATACCGACTAGTATTCTTTAACTGCATTTTTCCAAGGAAACTTTTTGTTTCTAACGAAAGCGCAGACCGTTTATACCGTTTAGTATTTTCTTTATGTCCCAGTGGGTCACGACCAAGAGGATGTGCATCGGTACCGAATTTTAATCCTTCTCTTGGGCGGCCGCCTCTATTTTTCATAAGTGCTTCTTCTAGTTCGTCATCCGTTTCTTCGTCAACAGAACTGTCTTCTAAACTTTGTAGAATTTGGTCTACATCGTCAATTTGCGCTTCTTGGTCATCTGCACTAGCATCTCCTTCTGGCGGGGCTTCTCCTTCTGGCGGGGCTTCTCCTTCTGGCGGTGCTCCTCCTTCCGGTGGCATTCCACCCATTTGCGGGTCTTGTGGTTGTGCCATTGCTTGTTGTTCTTGTTGCCGTTTTACATCTTCGATGATTCTCTTCCGTTCTTCGGCAATTTCGTCATCTGATAATTCAAGAATATGATTGTAGACCCAATCTTGTGATAAGAGAATTGTTTGTCCACCGGTCATTTGTTGGGCTAATCCAAACCGTTCTTTCCAAATATTAATTTTTTCTTGTTCGTATAATGTGGATGGGTTTGTTAATGATAATTCAAAATTGACGAGTTTTTCGTCAGTAAATCCTTGCACATATAAATGAATGATGGCAATCTTGGTTAGTTCTGATACCATGATACGTTGAATACGTTCAATGGTTCGTGCAAATCGTACATCTTGGGCCGCTAAGGTTGCTTTGCCATTAATATCTTCTTCATATCCAATAAAAGACTTGGGGACTTTGAATGCCGCAAGTAATTTTTTACGGAGATATTCAATGTCTTCAATTGCGTTAAATTGTAGGCCCTGCATGGTTTCAATTTCCGTTCCACTATCCTTACCACGCACTGGAAGGTAGAAATCTTCGGTGATATTCATCATGTTATACCGGAGATTATAATCACCCGTTTTCGGGTCTACCAGCGGTGTTTTCTTGGAACGGTCAATGATACGATTCATATATGTATCAACTTCGGCAGGTGGAATATTACCAATATCAATTTTGAACTTCCGTTTATCGGGTGCTCTCATGATACGATGAATTAACATTGCATCTTCCATCAATTGTAATTGTTTCCACGTTCTCCGACCACCTTCAATCATGGCTTTTCCATATGGAAGAAAATTAGTATCGGATAATAATCGAAAGTGAGCAATTTCATAATTATCAAAATCTTTTTTGCCCAATTGTAAGAAATCAGTATCAATGGAGAATCTTACGGAGAATGGATTACCCGGTTGTTCACCTTCGACACGAATAGTTTCATAGACAGATAATGGAACGGCATTAACGATGCCATATTCAGGATCAATGTCCAGATATAAAAATAAATCTCCGTATTTTGCCATGTTCCGAACCCACGGCCAGAGATTAAATTCTACATTGAGAATATCATAGAATAAGTTATGGAGAATTTCTTGAATCTGCGTGTCGTCAGTTTTAATCGTGAGAATACGATCAAATTCATCCTTGACGGTACTTTCATCCGCATAAATGTCAAGCACCGACGCAATAATAGGATCATTGTCCATCATGTCATAATCGCGGAACAACTGTAGTCGTGCTCCTTGAAAAGATGCGGCTGCTTCATATCGTCCGTGTGATGATCCATACCCACCAGTGGCAGAATTGTATACACGATGATACCGATCAACACCCCGTCTGTTAACAAACGATTGAATTTGATCCGTATCTGCAATACGAAGTTTTTTTCCACCTACATTTCGTACAATTGTGTTCGTGGAAAAAAGTTTCTTTAGTCTACCAAAAATTCCATTGTTACTAGTATCTGCCATATCTCCTCACTTAATAGTTACAGGCTTCGTCTAATGCTTTTAGTAGTGGTCTAAAATCCACATCCTTCTGGGATTCTGAAATTTTCACTACTTCATTGCGTAATTCGTTAAGTTTTACATAGGTTGCTGCAATTAATAACTGCCATTCGTTCATATTAAACTTCGTATACGGTAACGAATTTAAATTTGTTGCCATCATACTTACTTCTGCAAAGGTTTCCATCAATGTTTTTGCATGCGGTGCAGATATGCAACATGTTACCTTTTCTAATAATGCCGTTAATCGCATTAAATTAATTCTATTTTCTACATTCTCACGAAGTATTGATTTCAATGAAAGTGACATGTTATTTCTCCTTGTTGAGTTGCTTCCGAGTTTTTTTCACATCGGCTGGTTTTGGTGCGCCATTAATATATCCGCCAGGAAGCGATAATCCAATTCCTCCCGTTGGTGCACCACCTGCGGGAGCACCATCTTCCTTTACTGTTGATTGTTCCACATATTTCTTTAGTAAGCTATAATACTTTGGATTTTCTCTGAGGTGTGCTGCGGCAATCATTGCAGTTTTTACTAAACTTCCTTCCGTTACATCTTGATGTTCCAATTCAACATTCATGCCCATATAAAATTCAGCAGGATTAAAATCGTATCCCATGTTTTTATATACCCGCATTGCTTCTTCCTTACCTATATAAGTATCACCACTTATGTAGGGAGTTTCTTTTTTTGGTACATCAACTTCATGTATTAGATGTATTAATTGCGTTAGCCTAATCATATTACGGGCGTGACGGATACATTCCTTGTGTGCAAATAATCCAATGTAAATTTGCCGCCGGTGCTTCTAATTTTGGCAATGCAAATGTTGAGTGACCGTCTCCGCCAAATTGAGTGCCCAACAAGCTAAACAGAGCTGCGTTTTGATTAACTTGCATGACCATACCATTGCAAGGAAGCCATCCTTGTGGGGCCCAATTAAATGGGACTAATAATAAACTACCTAAAATTGCATCCATAAAAATCTCCTGTTAAATTACCATTTACGGCATGACCAGTATCGTGCCTTAGTTCTTGGACCTGGATTATCGCAGTTATGTCGTGCCCGAAAACTTTTACGACGGGCAGGATTGCTCTTTTTAATTCTCATGTTTGGGTCACCAAAATTTACTTTCTTGACATTTCCACCACCTTTATCTTTCATTCCTACTTGTTTGTATCCTTCCCAACATGCTTCATTTAATCCCACGGATGGGTCAGTAAATCTACCCGTTAATGTTTTGCGTGGGTCGGCGTTTGGATTAGATACGGCATCATATTTATCGAAGTCTGGTTGTGGTGCACTAAAGTTGCCGTCGCCATATTCACACAATCCATTTGCGTCACCTTCATTACATTTTCTCCAACGACCACCTTTGCTTTTATAGTTTTTTGCGGCCCATCCATTTGCATAGGCAGATGGGTATACATCAAATTTAGATTTTGCCGCAGATTTTGAGGCTGACCATTTACCTGGGTCAGTTGGGCAATTCTTTTCTAAGAATAAATTTAATCGTTCTTCTATGTTCATATTTTCCCTTGTTGGTTTAGTAGAAACATATATTGGTTTTTTACCCTGTCCCTTACTATCTTTTCCACCTCTACCTGCTTTATTTTGTGCTGCTCGTTTTCTTTTAGTTGCGCTTTCTTTTTCTTTTTTACTCATACCGGCCGCTGTTGCGGAAGGAACACATTTTGCATAACCTTTCTTTTCTCCCGAAGTTCCGCAGGGTGGGTGTTTACCATCGACTTTTTTGCCAATGTTTACCCATTTTTCTTTAAACCACTTATCTAAGTCTTCGTCCATATCTCTATTTCAAGAATCTGAGTTTATAAATGGTTGCGTTCACCAATCCAGAGATTTCATCCACGGTGTTATTGAGTTCGCCGTCTTGTGGAAGTGTTTGCCGAATTGAATCTACAAATTTTTGTAATCCCATAAAATATTTTAGAACCGAATCGTCTTCAAATATCTGCGTCGGGGATGTATATCCTTTGATAATACCATATCTACCTTGTGCCATTTCTGCATAGGAGTCAATAAGATCTATAATATCATCATAATATTTATTTAGTGCTTTGTGTGCCGCAAATGAGGGTGTTTGCAGATGAAACACATGAGCTTGTGTTCTACTGCCCATTAATGTCGATAAAAACTTGGCAATTTCTTCCATTTATTTTCTCGTAACAATACTTTTATATTTACTAATAGGCTTAACCCCTTCACTTAGGGTATCATCGGTTGGCATCGAAGGATCTGCGGGTGCACCTTCACCATTTCCGATAGTATTTGCTTTATTTTTTTCATATTGCAGATAATTGTATGCTGCATTGATATAATCTGATGCCTTTGTGATTTTACTCTGCACCCATGCTTCTAATTCTTCATTATCACCCAGCATATTATATAATTCACCCGATTGCTTATTTAAACTCATCAATTGAGCTTTGGCCATATATCCTTCGCCGTCATCATTTGTATCGGCAGGTGGAGTGTCACTATCGGTAACATTGTCGGGGGCGGCCTCTCTTCTTAGAGAGCCTACTGGTCGTAATTCTACTAATCCTGTTAAACGTATCATAGTTATTCTCCGCCTTTTAAGGCTATACTGGATGCCGATGCCCAGAGGTATGATTCCCAATCTGCACCGTGTTTTTTCTTGAATTTTGCTACCACTTTTTTATTTTTTTTCATTTTATTACCGATACTTTTTCGATCCTCTATTTGTGAATCAGTCATTTGTCGGCGAGGAGGAGATTTTCTATTGTATGGTTCTGGAACCGACTTTTCATCTAATGCTGCCATTTCGGCAAAATAGTTATGCAGTTCTTCCTCAATCATTTCTTCCAATTGACTACGTTTCATAGAAAATCTCCGTAAAATACATACATCTCAATATAAATATAAACAAATTTTACATTACATGAATATTATCCAATCAACCACCGAATATCCTCAGTTTCCGAATTGCCAATTTGCATTTGATAGGGGTCAACAGGCATATCATTAGGCAGATTGCCGCGTTTCATGAACGGTGTACTAGAATAGTCCGTGTGCGTGAGTGCTAATTTAGTTAATTCGATCCCCTGTTGTCGTAATCGTAATGCCGTATCACGGACCCATAATCCAATCCCTAATGCCATGACCAAATCGTCATTATATCCCGTCAGTGCTTCTGCTCGACCGTTTTTCCAGATAAACGTTTCTAATTCTGCCAATGTTCTGGAAGATCGAATCGTAATAGAGGTTTCGCGCATATATTCTTCTAACTTTGCAATAATTAGCGGTCTGGTGCGTTGAGAAATGACAAATCCTGCCACCAAATTACGTTCACTCTTATAGGATGACTGATGTTCTACGTCGATATACTGCATATCTTTGGACATATAGAATAAATTTCGATATCCACGGTCAATTACTTGCTGTACCGAACTCCATCCAATTGAGCTGTTGTCTGGAATCAATAATGCGTCATTATATTCTGTTGCCAGTGATACCATAAGGTTACCAAACTCTTTGGTGGGAATTTTACCCTTATATTCTGCTACTTGAATAGAACGTTCTGCGTCAATAATATGAATGGTGGAATAATCCTCACCATCACCTCTTGCAACGTCTGCGGCGGCAATATAGGTTCTACCCGCATCAGGATATTCCCATATCCACAGATTTCCGTCAAATCCTTGTTTGGAAATGGGTTCGGTGACATAGGTTTTCTTATAAAACTCTAATATTTGTGGATTGACCACCGTATTACCGGAGAAAATAAAGGATGCATCATGTTCTTGTGAGGATTGCATCTCACCCATCATTTCTGTTTGACGGTCACGCCACGCTTGGTCACGTTCTGGATGAACTTTCCAATCTAATAGAATGGGATTGAAACTATTTGACTTAGTTTCTGCTTGTTGCCACATTTTATGAAAGAAATTACCCACGCCGTTCGGCGTTGATAGTAATATGGCTTTACCACCCGTAGATAGGGTAGACGATGCGGCAGTCCAAATAATATCGGCGTCATCAATGAACGCAGCTTCGTCCAGAATCAATAAGGATAGTGCTTCAGAACGACCCGCATCCTTACTACTTGCTACGGCCTTAATTTGTGACCCATTGGCAAATTGCAATGACAATTTATTATCGGTGGTACACACGCCTCGTAACCATACGGGTAAATTTGCGTGCATAAATCGTACTTTGGTGACAAGATTCTTTGCTGTTTCTTGTTTGGTAGCAATAACAAGAATGTTTTTGTCACGATGAAATAATAATAACCATAGTGCATATCCGGCAACCAATGTAGAAATACCAATCTGTCTACCCTTTAAGACAATATTATTATCGTGGTCGTCAAAATCACGAATGGCATCTTTCTGATACTTGTATAACTCAAATAATACCTTTCCCCGAATAGGATGTTGGATATATGAGTATTTACTGAGAAAGTATTCTGGACTTACCGCACATTTTTTGTATTCTTGTTTGATAAGGTCTTTTAAATTTGGCTGCGTCATAACTGTTTACCGTTTGAGTTCTGCTCCAGCAACTACGCCCAATACAAATCCCGTCACGCCGACTACTGTTCTACTTGGCTTTGGAATAAATCCAAATAATTTGTTTGAATTTGGTGCAGGTTTTGGAAGTGTGCGAAGAATATGTTGTAAACTATCGGCGCGGGTGGAAGAAAGTGCCACTGCACTTTGTAATAATACTGACTGTGCATCTTTTTGTGCAATTATTAATGATTGGTCTACAATAGTTGAGTCTGCTACTACTACTTGCTTCTTAAGATTACCAATAATACTATCCTTATATACAACCACTAACGATGTATCCACAATTAAATTATTAAGGAGAGTGACATGGTTTTCCAGTTCAATTAGATTGGTCCGTAACGTATCTTTCTGAGTGTTCCGATACGCAATGCTAACTGTAAGTTTTTTTACAATTCCATCTTTCTGTGCGTTTTCATCTTGCAATTTTTGCACTTCGTTTTTTAATGAATCAGCAAACGTTGCAGTTTTTTGTGCATTATTTTTAAATTCTGAATATTCAATATTAAACTTTTCTAGTTTACTGTTACCGTCAGACTTACCTAACATAAACGAGATAATAAATATGGCGCCACCAACGATGGCAAGTTTACCCACCGAGTTGAGTGTGCTAAATCCTTTACCAAAATTAAGTAGTGACGCCAATATTTTATCCATATTACTCTCCAGTTTCTACTTCTGTCAGAAATCCATTTAATTCTTCAATATCTTTCATGATATCTGTCTTTACTTTATCAATATCCACATGCCATTTTTCAATCATTAAAATTTTCGTGTCATCTGCATGAATAACTTCTGGTGCAGTAACCGTATTATATAAATTTTGCAACTCGGCAATTCTATCTTTAAGTGACGCAATATAATTTTCTTTAACCTTACGTTCTTCGTATTCTTTCCATGTGCCCAATCGACGCATTTCGGTTTCTTCCTTGACAACGCAGTCCATGCACTTGCCACGAAGTCCCCAAAATTTAATATCAAATCGGTGACTCATTGCCTTATCACATTGTGGACAGAACCACGGAGTTTTTGCTCCGTCCAGTTTCGTGACCGTTTGTTTAATACCATTTTTCATGACCCATTTTTTGTCATTTAAATCGGTCCACGTATCACCTTCTTGCCGAATGGGTTCCAAGCCTGGACGCCATCCTACTACAATTTGTTCACTGTTCTTTTTCAATACTTCGTTAATTTTTCTACGAGCATTGTTAATTGCTTCATGTTCTGCCATAACCGCCTCTTGAGTTAATCTGTTCTGTTTTTAGGAACACCTGCGCGATTGGATATTCCACGCATGTGTTGACGAATAACACCCATTGCTACTTTATGAGCTGGATGTAATCTGTCATAATCCATTGCGGTATCAATTTTAATTTCATTGCCCGTTTCTGGATTTGTAATTTTCATTTGTAATATTTTTTTGAAGAGATCTTTTTTACCACCCTTTACCTTCCCTTTTGGTGCAGCTGCAGATGTTGTTGGTACGGACCCGACCATTGGTGCCCCATACTGTAATACTTTTACAGGCATTGTGTGCTGCATTGCTGCTAACGCAGACAATCGTGTGTTACCACCTAATAAATAATATCCATTAGAGTGTTTTCT